AATTTTAGCAATGGAGATATCAGTATGAGTTCTTTATTCGTAAATAATATTAAACACACAAACACTCAAGATGCTATATCCATTGACACTAGTGGTAATGTCGTATTAAATCAAGTTGGAACTGGTGCTTTTTATAGAACTGGTACTTTTACTCCGTTTCTAGGAAGCAGTGGTTCTAGTCCTGCTTATACACAAGAAATTATAACAAGTAGTTCTTATGAACATCGAAACGGACACTATACTAGAATAGGTGATATGGTTTTTGCTTATGTTGATATTAAATTTGATTATTCTAGTTGGACATATCAAAATGGTGGTGCAAATGCTAATACTATATCTATAGGAGGATTTCCATTCAAAATTGCAAATATAACAAATTATTTTCCTCCATCTCAGCACGTATACTATGACCTTGACCCAGCTATGGGATGGACAAAATATAATTTAGTAGGTATATCTAATGCTGCAAATGTTGATTATGTAAGAATAGCATATCCTAGTGCTGGCGGTACGACTTCAGCTTTAGTAGCATCTCATTTTTATTATTCAGCTTCGGGAACTAATTATGATTCAAGAATAATTTTTAACTGGAATTACAGAACGGATGATGCGTAATGTCAGAAATAGAAAACAACAATAGAGCAGAACGTGAAAGACTTTTATTAAACACAGATTGGTGGGGAACATCTGATAATACTATGACTCAAGCACAAAAAGATTATCGTCAGGCATTAAGAGATATTACTAAACACTCTAATTGGCCTAACTTAGAAACTACTGATTGGCCCACCAAACCGTAGGAGTAAAATATGGCATCAACATTAAAAGTAAATACAATCGCACATAGTGGTGGCACTACTGCAATGACGGTTGACAGCAGTGGTAATGTTAATTTTCCACAAAGGGTTACAATAGGAGTAACTCCCTATGCTTTTGTGGGGTTTCCCAACACTGATAGTTATGTAGCAAAAACAGCAAATGCGATAGTTGATTTTTCTCATGCTTTTGTTAATGACGGTAATCATTATGACACTTCCACATATAAATTTACTTGTCCAGTAGCTGGTCTTTATAGGGTAGAAGTTTCAAGCTTGTCGGAAAGTGTTGACCAAGCGCAGGCTTGGATTTTTAATAGAGAAACTGGCGGTAGTGTAATTGGTGTTTCAAGGATTTATACTCAAAACAGAGCAGCACATGGCAGTATGACGATTAAATGTCTTGCAAATGATAAGTTATATTTGGTGCAAAACAATAACATTAGTTATTATCAAACTACAAGTATTCCTTACAATTGGGCAACGTATACGTTTTTAGGGTAGGAGAAAATAAAATGGCAACAGTCTCAGAAGCATTAAATTCATTAGGTATTACGGAGTGGGTACTTCGTGGTGAACCTAAGAATGAAGACGATTTTGAATTAATGTTTCGCAAGATAACTGGCGCAGATTCTATTGGTTCTGCAATCGAAACTGAAGATACTTCAAAGTGGGGTGTGACTTGGAAACAAGTATCAGATGAGAAAACAAAACTAGAAGCGGCCGCACCTATGGTAGAACTTCGCAGACAAAGGGATGTCAAACTTGCAGAAACAGATTTTTATGCACTTTCTGACGTAACCATGTCAGATGATATGAAAACATATCGTCAAGAACTTCGTGACCTTCCAGCAGCATCTGGTGGTAAGGATGCGACTTTGGAAAATGGTGATTTGAAAAATGTAACTTGGCCAAAGAAACCAGAATAGGTTTATCATGCGTAATTCAGATGATGTATTAGATAACGTGTTAGGGATTACAGATGTTGTGGAAACAAAAACATCTCAAGTAACTTTACCAGAGGTTACTCCGCCACCAACCACATCTGAAGATGCAGACAATGATTATAAATATCAGAGAGAAAACTTTTATCGTCTGGTAGAAAGAGGACAGGATGCAATTGATGGAATTCTTGAACTTGCAAAGGAGAGTGAACATCCAAGGTCTTATGAGGTTGCTGGACAGTTAATTAAGAATGTTGCAGACGTAACAGAAAAACTTGGTGACCTTCAAGAGAAGATGAAGAAACTTAAAGAAGTTCCAAACTCTGCACCAAAGAATGTAACAAATGCGTTGTTTGTCGGTTCAACTGCTGAACTGCAAAAAATGTTAAAGGGAAACTAATATGCCAGCACTAACACAAATAGGAACAAGTGGTATCAAAGATAATGCAATCACCACTGTAAAAATTCAAGATGGCACTATCATTACTGCTGACCTTGCTGATAACGCAGTAACAGATGCAAAATCAACCATAACTGTTTCTCCTGCTACAGTCTCAGACCAAGCAAACACATCTACTGGTTATTTTGATATTCCATCTGGAACAACTGCACAACGTCCATCTAACCCAAATAGTGGTTATATTAGATTGAATACAACTATTGGTTCTCTTGAGTTTTGGAACAATGGAAGTTGGTCGCAAACAAATTATGTTCCAACGGTAAATTCAGTTACTGGCTCTATTATTTCTGGTGTTGCTGGAAATCTAACAATAGCAGTTACAAACGCTACTGCTACTATGGATGTAATTTATAAAGAAGGTGCAACAACTCTTGCTACAACAGCAGGGGTTAATTTTAGTAGTGGGTCTGCAACTGTTGCTATTCCAGCAAATGTTTACGGTCAAACCACAGGAGACACAATTACCATAAGCGTAGTTGATAACCTTGGAGTACCATCTATTAACAGTATTAATAAAACGGTTGCTGCTGAGGCAACAGGTGGTACGATTACACGTGCTGGCGGTAAAACAATTCATTCATTTACATCATCTGGAACTTTCACTATTCCATCAGGCTCCACTTTCAGTTGCGACATACTTGTTGTTGCTGGTGGTGGTGGTGGAAACCCTGCTGGTGGTGGAGGCGGCGGCGGTGGTGCTGGTGGCTTCCGTAAATTTACAAATCAATCATTAGGTGCGGGCGCAAGAACAGTGACTATTGGCGCTGGTGGTGCTGCAAGAACTGGAACTTATGTTACAGCAACTAATAAAGGTAATACATCAAAGTTTGATGATGGTGGCGGTGGTGAGATTGCTGCCACTGGTGGTGGAGGCGGTAAATCTGACTCTACGTCAGGCGCAGTAAACAATGGTGGTTCTGGTGGTGGTGGTTCTGGTGGTCACAAAACCACTGGTGGTACAGGTAATGAAGGTGGTTACACACCATCAGAGGGCAATAATGGTGGTAACGGTTCTGCAAGCAACTATGCTGCCGGCGGCGGTGGTGGTGCTGGAGCTGTTGGTGCGAATGGAGCTGCTCCAGTAGGAGGAGCTGGTGGTGTAGGAGTCTCTGATAGTATTACTGGTAGTGCTGTATTCTACGCTGGTGGCGGTGGCGGCGGCGGTATCAATAGTGGTGGTACAGCTGCAGGCGGTAACGGCGGTGGCGGTGCTGGTAGTAGTGTGAATAGTGGAACATCAACTGCTGCGACAGCAAATACTGGTGGTGGCGGTGGCGGCGGCCCAGGCGGTGGTAACAGCACTAGTGGTGCTGGTGGTTCTGGCATTGTTATTATTAGTTACACACCATAGGAGATATAGATAATGGCACATTTTGCAAAAGTAGAAAAAGGTATCGTTGTACAAGTCATCGTGGCAGAGCAAAGTCATGTTGATACTCTGGATGGCGATTGGGTACAAACTTCTTACAATACTTTAGGGGGTAAAACAAACAGCATTGTTAGTAAACCGTTGCGTAAAAACTTTGCTGGTATCGGCAGTGTTTACGACAAAGATAGAGATGCTTTCTATGACCCACAACCTTTTAAAAGTTGGACACTAAATGAAGATACTTGTTTATGGGAACCGCCAGTAAAATATCCAGATGATGATACAAAACAATATCAGTGGGATGAAGACACAAAAAGTTGGAAATAACACTGACATTAATCTGAATAAATAATTGCATGACTGATGCAAACCACTATCTAGGAAATCCCCTACTAAAGAAAGCAAATGTTCCTGTTGAATGGACACAGGAACAGATTCTTGAATACAAGAAATGCATGGAAGACCCTATGCACTTCTGTACTAAATACATCAAAATTGTTTCTTTGGATGAGGGATTAATCCCTTTCAATATGTTTCCATTTCAAAAAGAGATGGTGGGAACAATTCACAACAACAGATTTACGATATGTAAGTTGCCCAGACAGTCTGGTAAAACAACAACAATCGTATCTTACATCCTACATTACGTTCTATTCAACCCCAACATGAATGTTGCCATTCTTGCAAACAAAGCTGCAACTGCAAGAGACATCTTGTCACGTTTGCAACTTGCGTATGAGAATCTACCCAAGTGGTTACAACAGGGGGTAATGTCTTGGAATAAAGGTTCACTGGACTTAGAGAATGGGTCACGCATTGTTGCATCATCCACATCCTCTAGTGCAGTTCGTGGTGGTTCATACAACCTAATATTCTTGGATGAGTTTGCCTTCGTACCGCACAATGTCGCAGAGGACTTCTTTAGTTCTGTGTATCCTACAATTTCATCTGGTAAGACAACTAAGGTGATTATTGTTTCTACACCAAATGGTATGAATCTATTCTATAAGTTATGGAGTGATGCAGAAACAGAAAGAAACTCTTATGTTCCTATTGAGGTTCACTGGTCAGAGGTGCCAGGCAGAGATGAGAAGTGGAAAGAAGAAACCATTGCAAACACCTCACAGGAACAGTTCAACCGTGAATTTGAGTGTGAGTTTTTGGGTTCTGTCAATACACTCATACACCCCACAAAGATTAAATCATTTCATTACGATGACCCCATAAAAAGAAATGCTGGTATTGATGTGTATGAAAATCCAAAAGAAGGACATACTTATACACTTGTAGCAGACGTTGCAAGGGGTACAAATAATGACTACTCTGCATTTTTTGTATTTGATGTAACACAGTTACCATATCGTATTGTTGTCAAATATCGTAGTAATGAAATCAAACCTCTCTTGTTTCCAACAATCATTCATCAAGTCGCAAGGTCATACAATAAAGCATATACAATGATAGAAGTAAATGACATAGGTGAACAGGTTGCAACTGCACTACAGTACGATTTAGAATATGATAATCTAGTTATGGCATCAATGCGTGGTCGTGCTGGTCAGATTCTTGGTGCTGGTTTCTCTGGTGGTAGAGCACAGTTGGGTGTGAGGACAACTAAGGCAGTAAAAACACTAGGATGTTCCAACCTTAAACAAATGGTTGAGACAGACAAACTAGTCATCAATGACTATGAACTTATTGACGAGTTGTCAACCTTTGTACAACATGGACAATCATATCAGGCAGAAGAAGGACACACAGATGACCTTGCAATGTGTTGTGTATTGTTTGCATGGATGACAAACCAACAATATTTTAAAGAACTTACTGATATTGACCTTAGAGAAAAAATGTTCTTAGAACATCAAAATCAATTAGAGCAAGACATGGCACCATTTGGTTTCTTCTCTGATGGACTAGAAGATGAGAATATTGGTGAGATGGTTGATGAGTATGGTACACGTTGGTCGCCGATTGTGAGAAACTACGATACAAATTGGTAAATGTCTATATAATCTCAACAATGTCGTTTTCAATTTTAAGGTAACAGTTAGCACACACAATCTTAGATTGGTCAATAAGTTTTATGACCTCTTGTCGTGATTGTGAATTTAAACCTTTACGCTTAGACATAGAACGTATTTTAGAATCATGTGGGTAGAACTGAAGACAAGCTGTTTCAGTTTCCCCACAATTACAACAGGATTGATTTGCAAGGAACTCGTTGACCCAGATTACTCTCTTCCGATAGTTTCTCTTCGTCACTTCTTTGATGGTTTCCTTGTATTGTTTGTAATGAGACATGAATCTATTTATATGCAGAGGTGCATATAAAAATGGGTTTTGAAAACTTAGAAATCATAAATATATGAGAAGTGAACAACTTTACATAAAGTAAATAGGAGAAACAAAAATGCCCTTTCAATTATCGCCTGGCGTTCTTGTTAAAGAGATAGACCTTACTAATGTTGTTCCTGCTGTCGCAACTTCAATTGGTGCAATGGCTGGTGCTTTCCAGAAAGGCCCAGTTGGAGAAATCACTGCGATTGGTTCGGAACAAGAACTAGTAAAAGTCTTCGGTAAACCAAACGGAAGCAACTTTGAGACATGGTTCACTGCTGCAAACTTCTTGCAGTATGGTAATGCTCTTAGAGTAGTTCGTGCAGAAAGTGGTATCAAAAATGCCACCGCAAACGATGCTGGTTTACTTATCAAGAATACTACAGACTATTTAAATAACTACTCCGCTGGACAAGGTTCAGTTGGAGAGTGGGCTGCGAGGACTGCTGGTACACACGGTAATTCACTTGGTGTGTCAGTTTGTCATAACGCAACCGCATACGAACAGCACTTGACAAGTTCCAACCAGACAGTTGGTGAAGATGCTAAAGGTGCAACAGTGATTGCAGTTGATAGTGGTGCTGCATTTAACGTGGGTGATTTGATTGCATTCTCATCTGCTGACGCATCATCAAATTCTGCTAACTTCGCACACATTTCTGGTGATGAAGGTAATGAGTACGAAATTACCGCAATCAATACAAATGACCTTACTGTTAGACTTAAAGATGACCCAAATGGTAAAGGTGTACAAGCAATTATTCCAGACAACTCATTCATTCGTAGACGTTGGAGATTTTACGATTTGTTTGATGCAGCGCCTGGAACATCCCCATATGCAACTGGTAAAGGTCTTCTCAGTGATGAAATCCATGTTGTTGTCTTTGACAGAACTGGTGACATCAACGGATTTAGAGCAGATACCGCTGGAGAGAGAACACAGTCTGTTCTAGAAACATTTGCATTTGTGTCACAGGCCGCATCTGCTAAAACTCCACAGGGTGGAACAAACTTTTATCCAGACGTAATCTACAATCAGTCAGAATTTATTTACTGGATGGATCACGATGGTTCATTAAGTAACGCTGGTACTGACCCTGTTGCTGGTACTACATTTGCATCCACCGCTGGTAAAGCTGGTATCTCTGACGAAACCCTTGCTGGTGGAACAGATGATTATGCAGTAACAGTTGGTGAACTTGGACTTGCATATGACTTCTTTGAAGATGCAGAGACAGTCGATGTAAACCTCATCATGGCAGGTACATCCCCTGCTGGTGCAGACGGAACTACTCATGCAACCAATCTGATTGACCTTGCAGAAGCAAGAAAAGATTGTGTGGTGTTTATCTCACCTCGTAGAGCAGATGTTGTAAACATTACAAGTTCAATCACTCAAGGTACAAACGTAAAAACATTCTTTGATGGACTTGCAAGTTCGTCTTATGCAGTATTCGATAGTGGATACAAGTATATGTACGACAAGTTCAACGATGTGTATCGTTTCGTACCACTGAATGGTGATATTGCTGGTCTTTGTGCAAACACAGACACAGTTGCAGACCCATTCTTCTCGCCTGGCGGTTTCAACAGAGGACAAATTCGTGGTGCGATTAAACTTGCGTTTAACCCAACCAAGGCACAAAGAGATATTCTCTATCCTGCTAGAATTAATCCAGTTGTTACATTCCCAGGCCAAGGAACAGTTCTATTCGGTGACAAGACTGCACTGACTAAACCAAGTGCATTTGACCGAATCAATGTTCGTAGATTGTTTATCCTTCTGGAAAAAGCAATCGCAACTGCTGCTAAGTTCCAACTGTTTGAGTTCAACGATGAGTTTACTCAGGCACAGTTCAGAAACTTGGTAGAACCGTTCTTGAGAGATATCCAAGGTCGTAGAGGTATCACAGACTTCTCAGTGGTTTGTGATGGTACAAATAACACAGGTGAAGTTATTGACCGAAATGAGTTTGTTGCAGACATCTTCATCAAACCTGCTAGGTCTATTA